TTTAGTAACAAATCCAAAATTGCCTTGGGCATAAAATTCAAAGGTTTAAAATGACTACATTAATTCCAAAATATGACCAAGGCTCTACAGGAGCTATTAACAGACCAATTAATCTTAAATTACAGGAAATATTTTCTGTAAAAGATTTTGGAGCAACTGGTGATGGAACAACTGATGATACTGCTGCTATTTTAGCTGCAATAGCTGCTGCTCAAGCTGCCATTGTTTATGGAACTTATGGAGGCGGTGCTGCTTTAGGTACAGCTCCAACTGTATTTTTTCCTAATGGCGTTTATAAAGTAACTTCTGCACTTACACCAGATACGGCTCAAGCTGTTGAATTTTTAAATTTTGTTGGCGAAAGTCAATCAACTATTGTTGCTTCTGCAGGGATAACAGTATTTGGTGGAATTGGATATGAAACAAATTTTAAAGGATTAACTATTACTGGTGGTGCTGTTGCAATCAGCATTAAAACAAATAATGTTGACCATTCAGTTATTAATATTAACCAATGTATATTTAACGAACAAACCACTAATTGTATTCAAACAGATACAAATAGCCCATCTACTTTATTAAATATTGAACAATGTAAATTTTTATTATTTACATCAACTGGAACTGTATTGTATTTAAATACGGCTGATGGTTGTAATTTTGATAATAATTGGGTTGAAATTAATTCAAATGTTGGGTTTTATATTGGCTCTAATGTTGTTTTTAATATAACGAATATGTTGGGTGTTCCTTTAAGCAATATGAACACTACAGGATATTGGATAAAAAATTATGGGTCAATTAGAGCAAAAAACTGTAGGTTTGGTGGGGAAGGTGGTGGATGCCCTATTATTCATAACTATAATGATTTACAGTTAACTCAAACTTTTCCTTGGATTGATGGTTGGATTATTATCGAGGATTGCCTTTTATGCACAGGTTTTGGTAGGCCTGATGCTGGAATTATTGCAGCTTATCAAGGACTTCCATCAGTAATAAGAATTACTGGATGTCATGAAAACGTAGATTCATTTGTAATTAATGACCAAATGGCAGGTGGTTTATTAAATTGGTTTAATTACTATACAGCAGGAACATTTACATACCCAACATTATCAATTCATATTTATAATAATAACTTTAGAAATTCACAGTTAGGTTCTTCTGTGGCTTTATCTAATAGACTTGCACAATATACTCTTTACGAAGCAAGCCCTAATTTATTTTTACAAAATTTAAATACTGCGTATGGTTTATCTGTTTTTACTAGCGGTCTTTCTGGTTCAAGTTATATTTATGATTTGCCTATTTATTATGCAACTCCTTTAATTGGTTATCAAAATAGCGCAATTTATGATGTGCATTTTTCTGGAAATCCAAATGCTCCAGGTGATGCAAGTTATGCTGCTCCTGTTTATGGTTGTTTAATTGTTTCTACTGATTATATTGGTTCTGCTATTGTCCAAACAATACATTATCAAGACATATTTAATCCAACAAATTCTATTGGAACAATGACTATTACGCCTTATTTTAATGTAAGCGGAACTACATCTACAACCATTCCAAATGGAACAACAACTAGCAATATTAGATTATTGATTTCTGGACAGAATACTTCTAATTCTGGTCCTTATTCTTTAAAAATTACAAAAAGACTATAAGGAGTCAATATGTCAAATACTTATGTTTGGTCAATAACAGATTTGTTAGTTATTCCTTTTTTAAATAATAAAATTAATGTTGTTGTTAAAGTAAATTATTCTGTTACTGGTACAGATGGAAATAATAATTATGTATTAAATGATTTTATTAACATTCCTTATGTTGAAACAAATACTTTTATTGATTTTTCATCTTTAACTCAAGAACAAGTAATTGAATGGGTAAAAGAACAATTAACTATAAAAGGTGTTACTAACATTGAAGCAAGAATTGATAGTGAATTAAATTCTTTAAAAATAATAATTAACCCAATTAACTCGCCTGTAATTAGCTATAAATTGCCTTGGGCTAAATAATGAATCAACTGCTCTATACCGAACAAAAGGCAAAATTATGAACTATAAATGGTTAATTCTTGATATATCAGCGATTGATGGTTTGATTACTCATGCTAAATATCAAGTAATTGCTCAAGATGAAGATAATTTTGTAGAAACTGAAGGCAACTGGTGGTTTGAAAATCCAGTTGCTAAAGTTCCTTTTGCAGAAGTTACAGAAGAAATGGTGATTTCTTGGATTGAACAAGAAACTATGAAAGACGGCATAAACCTTATAAAATCTAGGCTAGAAGAACAGTTAAATGAGCTAAATAAGCAAAATTCTGTTGTTGCGCCTTGGTTGCCCCAAGTATTTACGCCAAACAATTAGGAGCTATAAATGGCAGTTAATCTTTCACCTATTGGTGGCGCAGGATGGCAATTTTTTGATAATGACGGAGTTCCTTTGTCAGGTGGGCTTATTTACACTTATTTGGCAGGAACTTCCACTCCGCAAGCTACTTATACATCTGCATCTGGAACTATTCAAAATTCCAATCCTATAGTATTAAATTCTGCTGGCAGACCTCCAAGTGAAATATGGCTTTCAAGCGGTGTTTCATATAAATTTGTATTGCAAACTGCTGCTTTTGTTCAAATTTGGAGCATGGATAATCTTCAAGGGCTTTCCTCTGCTGGTCAAGAAGGGTATATAACAGCAACTCAAGGTCAAACTGTTTGCACAGTACCATTTAATTATTTATTGGGATCAAATTCTTTGTACATTTTTGTAAATGGATCAAAGCAAGTTAATACATTAAATTACAATGAAACAAATACATCTACTGTTACATTTATTAGCGGTTTAAATGTTGGAGATATTGTGGAGTTTGTTCAATGACAAAACCTATCGACATTATTAGTAGAGCATTAAAAGACATTGGCGCATTAGAAGCTGGGGAAGTTCCAACGGCTGACGCAGCTCAAGATGCTTTTGATATGCTTAATGACCTGATTGATCAATGGTCAAATGAAGATATGATGGTATTTAACACTACAGAAATCATATTTCCTTTGATTTCTGGTCAGGTTCAATACACCATTGGCCCTAATCCATCTACTGCTAACTACATTGGAGCTTCTTTTACAGGCTCTATTACAGGAAATGTTTTGACTGTTACTGGTCTTACAACTGGTGCAGTAGCCCAGGGGCAGACTTTAAAAGGTACAAATATTGTTGCTGGCACTAAAATTGTTGAGTTTATTACTGGTGCTGGTGGTCAAGTTAATGAAGTTGGTACTTATCGCTTAAACATTACTTATCCAACTCCAGTAGCCTCTCAGCTTATTACTGCTTATTATCAAAAACCATTGTTTATTGATCAAGCTTATGTAAGGGTAAATACTCAGTCTAATGGACAAGCCGTTCCCAATGGTGGTTTGGATTACCAAGTAGCTGTTTTGTCTTTAGATAATTACAATCAAATAGGCTTAAAGACTTTAAATGGCCCTTGGCCTAAAGCCCTTTATTACAATCCTAATGCTGATACTGGTAACGTATTTGTATGGCCTAATCCAGCACAAGGTGAGATGCATATGTTCTCATCTACCATTTTCAGCAACTATGAAACTTTGTATGACGATATTGTGCTTCCACAAGGTTATTCAATGGCTCTTAGATGGAATTTGGCAGAACGATTAATGCCGATGTATGGAAAAGCTTCTGCAACGCAAATTGGCATGATTAATGCTTATGCAGCTCAATCTAAATCGACTATTAAGCGCAACAATATGCGACCTATAGCTGCTGCTGGTTATCCAGACTCTATGTTGGTGGGTCGTAGTCGTGATGCAGGTTGGATACTTAGTGGGGGTTTCTTTAGGTAGAGGGTTTGTCCGCTAGTGTGATATAATAAAGATTCTTATAAAGGAGTCTTATCATGAAAACACTAGCAGAATTAAAAGCAGAGAAATTAGAAGTAAACAAAGCAATAAAAAGATTTAAAGACAACGAAGCTTATGCAAGAAAAATTGGTAGAGAAGTAGGAGAACCAGGCAGACCAGCAAACACTCCTGAAGTTCTTTGGAGCAAAATTGATAAGCGTGGTGAAGATGAATGTTGGGAATGGAAAGGCTTTAGGAATCATGATGGATATGGAAGGACTTGGATTAATGACAAAGGC